CGACGGCGAAAGCTCCACCCAGCCGTTCTACCTGTCGCCAGATCCAAAGCAGGCGCAGATGATTCTGGCCGCCATCAACAAGATCATCAACGAGATTTACCACACCGTCGGCTTGGCCGGCGAGCGAACGAAGCAAGACAACGCCCTCGGCATCGACAATAGCTCCGGTGTCGCCAAGGCATACGATTTCGAACGAGTCAATGCGCTTCTGCAAGCGAAAGCGGACAGCCTTGAGGACTTTGAAAACAAGCTGGTGAAGTTGGTAGCGTTGTGGAATGGTGAAGAAGCGGCGGTCAAGGAAGACTACGTTTCCTACCCGGACAACTTCGACACCCGTGGGCTGTATGACGAGTTCGACATCGCGGCGCGCTTGATGCTGCTGACGGCGCCAGACTCAGTACGGCAACAACAGATGGAAACCTTAATCGACAAGCTCTTTCCGCAACTGGCAAAGGATCTGAAGGCCAAGATGCTGGCGGACTTGAAGAGTTGGCCGATTGATCCGGTAGAGCAGGCGGCGGCGATGGCTGCCGCCCAGGCGCCGGATCAGCAGGCTTTAGAGAAAGAAACCGACCGGGAGCAAGCGAAGGCTACCACGTCGGGGAATTGATTTTACCAACCGTCGGCCAAGAGAATGGCCGGCATTTTTAACTTTGACCTAGAGACTGGTCAGAAAGACTTTACAAATGAAATTTAGCAAACTTTTGCAGTTCTTGTTGTTCGGCATCGCCTCCATGAAAATGGGTATCGACGGCGATGGTGGTGGCGACGGTGGCGCAGCCGCCGCAGCAGCAGCCGACGCAGCCGCAGCAAAGGCGGCAGAAGACGCCGCAGCGGCAGCCGCATCAGCAAAAACGGGCGACCCCGCCAAGCCAAGCGACCAGGAGGCGAAGCTCATAAAGGAAGTGATGCAGAAGAAAGAGGCGCTGCAACGTCAGCAAGCCGAATTTGACGCATTCAAAAAGCAGTACGAGGGCATTGATCCGGTCGCGGTAAAGGCCATGCTCGACGCGCAGAAGGAAGCGGAAACAAAGGCGCTCGAAGCAAAAGGCGAATGGGATCGTCTGAAACTGCGCATGGCGGACGAACACGGCAAACAAACCAAAACCTTGCAAGAGCAAATCGACGCGCTGAAAGGCGAACTTGGCGCCAAGGATGGAGCGATCAACGAACTGTCGGTCGGTTCATCGTTCGCGCAAAGCCCCTTCATCGCCGGCGAACTGACGCTGACACCATCGAAGGCTCGCGTTGTTTATTCCAGCCACTTCGAACTGGTCGACGGCAAAGTCGTAGGGTACGACAAGCCGAAGGGTGCCGCGAACCGTACCGCGTTGGTTGACAGCTTGGGCAATCCAGTCGCATTCGACGAAGCCTTGCGCAAGATCGTCGACACCGACCCGGATAAGGACTCGCTGCTGAAGAGCAAGGTCAAACCTGGCGCCGACTCACACAGTAAGAATGGTGTGGTCGTGAAGTCTCAACAGCAAGGCGAGCAATCGTCGCTGTCGAAAATCCAGCAAGGTCTGAAAAGCCTGAACGTGGTCAACAACAAGACGCCTTTATAGCCGACATAGGATAAGTCACGGGTGACTTTACTTTAACGGGCTTTTGTGTTATTGTTCCGTCATCCGTGACTTAGAGCGACTTAGGCATCGGCGAGTAACTTTACTGAATTTTTATTTTTATAAGGACATTCAAAAATGCCTCTGTTAGCTTCCGAAGCCGCGCTACTGAGTAATAACCAGCTCGTCGCGGGCGTAATCGATCAGATCATCGAACGCGATGATATGTTCTCCATTTTGCCGTTCGTCAAGGTTAATTCCAAGGCGTACGTGTATAACCGCGAAAACACACTCGGTACTGCCGATTGGTTGTCGCCGTATGCTGACGTGAACGAATCCAGCTCGAACTTCACCGAAGTTATCGCTTCGCTGAAAATCCTGGCTGGCGACGTTGACGTGGACAAGTTCCTACAAACGACCGAAAGCGACACCAATGACCAGATGGCGATTCAGATCGCCAAAAAGGCAAAGGGCGTTGGCCTGATGTTCCATCAAGCCCTGGCTACCGGTTCGAGCGCGACCAACCCTAACCAATTCGACGGTTTGTCTTCGCTGGCGGCGCAAGCTGGCGGCACACAGATCGTTTCGGCTGGCGCCAACGGTAATGCGTTGACGTTGACCATGCTGGACGAATTGTGTGACGCGGTGCCGAACGGCGCTGACGTGATTGTGATGCGACGGGGTACGATCCGTGCATATCGTGCGTTGCTCCGCGCAACCTACGGTACTGACGCAGTGCTGCAAATGATGGAAAACTTCGGTCGCCCGATGTTGACCCATAACGGCATTCCAGTGATCATGAACGAATTCTTGTCTGGCACTGAAACCGCCGGTACAAGCGCTGGAAATACCTGCTCGGTCTACGCTTTGCGTTTGAACGAACTGGACGGCTTGCATGGTCTGTATGGTGGCGACAACGCCGGTATCGTGGTTGAGAACGTCGGCACTGTTCAAACCAAAGATGCAACTCGCATCCGTTTGAAATGGTACTGCGGCTTGGCGCTGAAATCGACTCGTTCGATCGGCCAACTGTCGGGCGTAACAAACATCTAAGTTTGCGCTTGCAGATAAGTCACGACTGACTTAGAATAAGGCGGGTTCGCAAGACCCGCCTTTTTTTTACATTTAAAGGAACCGCAGTGAATCTTCAACTGACCCAAGCAGGCTACACCAATTTCACGGGCTTTATCGGCCCCGTACAGTTCATCAATGGCATTTCCGTCACCAGTCTGACCGACTCGATGCGCTCCGGCATCGCCGCCGTGTACGCGTGCAGCGACTACAACGCCACCACATCGACCGCAGTGTCAGCAAAAGACGTTACCAACCCTGCCTTTAACCCCTTCGACATTTCCGGCGACACGGGCGCAATGGCGACAGCGGTCGGCAGCTACGACTTTGTGCAAGGGCTGGCAACCGTAACCACGGCAGCAGCACTCGCGGCGGCAGCAACAGCACCAAGCAACATCGAAGTCACCGCAACGACCACACCGGCGGAACAAGCAATCATCCAGGCGCAAATGGAAGCTCTTGGCTTGCCAGTCATCATCCAGCCGAACGGCACCGTCTACAGCCCACCCGCAACAGTCTACGTGGCACCAGCGGCAGTGCCTCCAACTGGATGGCCGGCAGCGGCAGTCGGCGGTGCGGCAGAGGCGACCAATACCACTTCCGCAACTGAACAGGCGCAGATTGCCATTGACGCCCTTGCAGCGACGGCAGCGTTGACTGCGGCAAAGACTGCTTTGACAACAGCCCAAGCGGTTGAAGTGACGGCAAATTCAGCGTTAGCGGCAGCGCAATCGGCCAACGACACGGCGCAAGCACTGTCCACCGAAGCGGCGAACGTTGAACTGGCAACGCCAAGTACCGGCAACGCAGCAGCAGCTACCGCAGCCGCCGCCGCCGCAGCAGCAACCGTGACCGCACTGGAAACTGCCCAAGAGGCCGCGACAGCAGCAGCTAAAGCGGTCAATGCAGCGGAAGATCAGTTGGCGGCCGCATCTATCCAAACCGGCGTTGTGAACTAATAGGAATACGACATGAAACTTAGATTAACTCAGCCTGGCTTCAGTAACTACAACGGTCAAATGGGCGTTGTGTTTTACGAAGCAGGCTTATCTAAGGGCGATGTTAGCGTAATGGATGCCGTTCGCATTTCGGCATCCATGCTCTGCGAGTGGGAGGACGGATCTAAACCATCCGTCACCCAATCGTTACTGGACAACGCCAATACGCCCGCACCGATGTTCAAAACGGGCGCACAGGGTCAGCACGACTTGGCGCCTCAGAAAGACAGGCCCGTACAGGCCCAAGCGACTACGAAATCCACCTATACGGTGGAAGAGTTGAGCGCGGTTGCTGACGCGGACGGCATTAGAGGGCTGCGCAAGATTGCCGACCCTCTCGGCATCAAAAGCAACTCGATTGCGGAAATGATTAACGCGATCATCAAT